AAATATTCATTATCAAAAATCACAGTAATATCCGAGGCACTTCCACCACTTGGTGTGACTGTGGCTGTGATACCAAAGTCGGCTAATAATAAAGTTCTATCGTCTGCTGTTTCTACTGCCATGATAATTCTTTTATACTTAAAATATTTTTAGTTGCAATCTCTTATAATGATCCTTCGCAACCATCTTCATATTCACCATCAATAGAACACCATGCAGAATATAAAATAACTTTATCTTTTGATTTATGGTAGAGCCAACCGACTGAATGAGCAGTTGGCATGGGTTTGTTGAGTCTTGTCTTGGCTTCTATCCAAGAAGAGTCGGCATAGCCAGAGTCAATCCAAGATACTACTACTGGTGCTTTCATCCTTAACTTCTAATTTCTTTTTAGGTTTGGATTTTTTTAAACCAATAGATTTGTCTTGACTGTCTGATGGCATAGCTTTCCCCATTCTAATTAATTGATTACCATTCTCATCAGTGGTATCAACTACATCGTCTTTTTCATAAGACTTCCCATCGAGGCAAACATTTCTAATTAATTTTATTTTCATAATAACCTTTCTTAAATCCAGCACCCCAAAATGGGATGCTGGTTTTATTATTTATACTTAGGCAGTCTCGTCAATATCTAAGATTGCACTAAATGACTGTGCATGACGAACAGCAATATCAACACCTTGGAAGAATACTAATCTCACTGTACCTGCACTTGAGGCTGTAAATGGATCAACTAAAATATCTAATCCAGAGTAGAAACCTACTAATAGATCATTAAAGTTTCCAAAGATCATCGCATGAGCAGTTGAACTTAGAGTACCTTTTGTTAAGTCCTTCGGTAATTGTGATGATTGATATACTGGATATCCATTAAGAGCATCAGCAGTGTCCATGATCATCATTGAGTCAGTTGATGCTACCTTTGGTGTTTTTCTCATTTGATAAACAACCTCTGGAGTCACAGCATAACCCAACGCACCTTTAAGACCATTATCAACAGCAACTTCTTTGATCAGATCAATAGTTGCATCATAAGTGATAGCACCACCATTAGTACCGATTGCTACTGAACCAATACCAGATGTTTGTGTGATACCTGTAGGTTCGTTTGTACCACCACCTTCAAATGCTACATCATCAATTTTAAGAGCAATTTGACCTGTCATGTCGTTTCTGACGATCTGCTCGATTGATGGGTTGGAGTTGTTGATTAATTGTCTTGAGATATCTACAAAACCACCAAGGTCTCTCTGAGTCATGGTGACTTGATCGAATGCTTGGTTAGTTTCTGACACTGCTGAGTTTTCAGCAACAAATCCAACAGTACCTTTAGTTGTTAAACGAGGAATTTTGATATCCCCTTTTAAGCCTCTAAATACTGTTGCACCTGCTCTAAGAACAGTTGCCTGCTCTCTTAGTGCATCAATGTATAAATCACCTCTGTGTACGTCTGGTGTTACATGACCACCAGCAGTAGCAGTTCCCTGTGTTAAATCTCTTGCAAAGATTTCTGTAGGAACATACATACCTTGAGGTGCTTTACCTGTACGTTTTGCGATTTCATCTGAACACTCTCTTTCAAAAGTTGCGTTTTCCCAACGACCAGATAATTGACCATTGATCATTTTGAATAAAGAATATTCTTGTTTTTCTTTCTGAGATAAACCTAATTCTTGACCAGATGCCAATGGCTTATCTTTGATTTGATTTAATAAAACCCCTTTGAATTCTTCAACTGAAGTTCCTTGTCTGATGTGATCATTTGCTAAGTCTTTGCAGTTATGCTCAGAGCCTAAAGCTAAAATCTCATCTGTTCTTTTTCTTTCAGCTTTTAGAATGTCATTAGGATTTACTGTCTTTTCTTCGGACATTTGTTTTTTCCCTTCTATTCTATTGTTATTAGTAATGGAAGCTGATCTCCCAACACCAACAGATGTATCGGCTGGTATTGAAACGATGCTCGCTTCAAGTGGCTTGAACGCAACACTGAAAGTCCGTTTGGATGATCCCTCTTCCTCGCTTCCCTTCTCGACTGCCTTCATATCAAAGACTTCATAACCAACAGATATATTTCTGCGTATTCCATCTTTCACATCATTAAAAACTTCTTCAGCCAGTGGTGATTTTCCAAATCGTACTGTGGCTCTTCCTACCTTGTCAGAGTCGATTGAAGCGTTTTCAACAATTCCTATTTGCTTCGTTGCATCATGGTCTAATAATAATGGTGCATTTCCAGAAGCCATAAATTCTAAATTAGCCCTGCTATGATCTAAGATTTCAATTCCAAAATCTCTTTCATAAGGCTGTTCTGATGAGAATGCTATTCTCACAGTTCTCTTATCCTCATCAATCATTTCACTATCTTCAGACTTTAGAGAAAAATGTCTATATACTACATTATTCGAAAAGGTTTTATCTTGTTTTTCTTCTTCCTCTTCTTCTTCTTCTTCATCTTCGTGCATATCTCTCTCTTTGTCATCGGTCATTTTCTCATCTTCATCGTGACCACCTTTTTCCTCATCATCATGCATATCTTTTTCTTCATCATCATAATGAGCATCTTTTTCTTCTTCTTCTAAATGATCCATTTTATCCTCGTCTTTTTCACGACTTTGCAGACCACTCTCATAATCATCTGATTTTCCGTATTTAATTGTGACACTATTTTCATCCTCTGAAACAGCGATGATGTGTCTTTTTTGTATATCAACCATTTGCTTTTCCTCATCTTTCTTTGGTTTCATTGGATGATCCTCTGGTAGCAAATCGGTGTCATGTTTACCACCTTGAAATCTTCCTGTTCGTAATGCGAAAAGGAAGGAATTAACTCTAGCATAACCCCACTGTTCTGGTGATGACACACTCGGTCTGACACTTTGTGGGTTTGTTTTATATGCACCAATTCCTCTTTCCATTACCTTTGTTAATTCAGCCAAAGTAGTTCTGGCATTCCATTTTACTTTGCTTTCCTTAACTTCTTCGTTGTGATCTTTTACCTTTTTCTCTAAGGCTTTAGTCACACTCGCAGAAACTTGTTTACTATCTATATTCTTCTTACCTTCTTGCTTCTTTGTCAATTCTAAAATGACATCTTTCATTCTTTGTTCACCTAAAGTTCCAATAACACCCCATTTAATTTGGGCTACCACTCCAGCGACATTAGACATATTTGGCTGTAGGGTTGGATCATCTTTAAACTGTTTACCATCTCTAAAGTGTCGAGAAGCCCAAGCCTCTCTCTCTTTTATCCATTTAGTGACACCTTCCGTTTCTTGACCATTTCTAGCTTTAGTCCAAAATTCATATGCTTCATTACCACGAATATTTCCCCCTGCTCTCCAAATCTTAGGAGTATTATCTTTCATGGCTTTTGCAAACTTATAATCAAATTGTGGAAAATTAGAATTTCTTAGAGAAATTTTTTTATCGTCACCTTTTTCTGGAAAATTAGTCGCCATCCTCTTCCTCTCTAGTTTGAACATTATCATTATCTTTCATCGCCATTCCAAAAGGCTCGAACATATAATCTAAACCAAATCTTTCTGCTAATTTTTTATCAGCTTGTATTTGTTCAAATAAAGTTTCTGCATCTTTACCATAGTTAGATGCAATATCAGAAACGGATACAATACCATTTTTTAATCCTTGAATATTTGCTTGAACTTCTTTTAATGGATCAATCCAAGGAAATCCTTTTGGCTGAAAATTAGGTGAATTAAATTTATCGTATTTTGCCATCGGTAAATTCATCTCTGTAGAAGTCATCGCCATCTTTAACCATTCTGCATAAACAGGTTTACAGAAATGATCGATAATAAATTTTTGTGTTGTTTTAAAATATTCTCTTTGTTCTAATTCACCCTGTCTAATAGAAGAGTAATTTACTTGAGTTAAATCATTAGCCAGACTGTGATAAGAAATATTTAGACCAGATGATATTTGTCTTAAAATAGATTTAACAAAAGTATCAAAGGCACTGGTTGGATGTTCTGGTGAAAAAGTTTTGATGTCATAACCAGCAGGTAGTTGTTGGAATGTTCCAGCTTC